GATTTTGCTTCTTGACTCTTCTCTGTAAGTTTATCTTCTACAAACTTATAGACACGACTAAAAGCCTCATCTACATTTTCGCCTTCACGCTTTGAATCTATAATACCTAAATCAAGACGTAGTGACTGAAAATTTCCTAGATTAAGCGTATATCCAAGTGTTACAGATACTTTTGTATTATCGTTTTCCATTATCCACCCATTCAACTATTAAATAGACTCACTCCACACTGGAATAAATCGTCCATCTTCTGTCTTCGTATATGTAAGTATACCGTCTCCCATTCGCCTTGTCAACTCTTGGCTTGTAGGAGTCATGTTGTTTGTTATTAATTTATCTTTTCTTGGTTGTCCAATATGTATAGTTGAAAGTATAGCACAAATCTCTCTAACGTGATCTTCTGAGTAGTATGCCCTTATTTGAAAACCTGTTTTGCCATCAATACTTGATCCAACTGGTGGAGGAATCACTCCTCGTTTTATTAATCTTGGCATATATTTTCTATGACGATTAACTAACTTAGCAGTCTCTGCAACTGTATACGCTCTTTTTCTATTTCTTCTAAAGTCAGAACGGAGACAAGTCTCTAATCTATCTTTGTTAATATTATAAATAGTTACCATACCTGTTGATCTAGAACTGTGATGAAGTCTTACTAAGTCTCCATTAAGGAACCAGATCTTTTTACCGCCAGAAATTACAGGTTCGCTATTATATGCTTCGCTCTGAATTTTTCCTTTTGCAGTAACCATTTTCCCTCCACAGATTCGCTAGGTGGATGATAAAATTTTCTATTTCCACACTTGACACAATATGTTTCTAGGTGATCTATGTTTGAATGTATTCTATCAACAAACATTTTTCCTTCACATCTTTTACAAGTCATGTTAGTTAGGTACACCAATAGCAATAACATTTACACCAACTGATGCCGTTCCAGAAGTTCCGAACTTTACAATAAACTGAACCTCTGAAGTTGTTATAGAAGTTATTACAACGCTTGTATTTGATCCAGCAGTAGTACCACTGATATTTACAATTGATGCAGTGGCAATTGGTGGAAACTTAAAGTTAGAAAATGTTACAGAGTAAGATTTTTCTTGACCTGCAGTTACTGTTTCATTGTTTGCAATTGACTTATATTTTCCAACAAACTTTGTGTCTGAAGTTTTTAGACTCTTTTTTTCTGCTCCAACTACGTCAACATCTGTATAGTTATATGTTGCATCAGAAATAGATGTAGAGAGGTCATTAACAGCCTCTGCTAACTGATAAATATACGTAACGTCAAGAGGTTGCCCTCTTTCTGGTAGTGGTACTTTTGCCATTTTATTCCTCCTATTAAATTATACCAAAGACACTGTGCCAGAGTCAAAGATATTTAGTGCTGCCTTAATTTCTTTTTTTGATGAAACGATTTGAACCTTTACTCTGACTGTTGTAGTCCCAGTTTTTAAAAATGAATATGAATGCACCTTTGATTTTCCATGATAAAAGAATTCGTTTGAATCAAACTTAACAAAGACATCATATTCTGGAAAATCATTTTGGTCTTCCCATACAGCCGTGATTACATTTCCTGCCCTAGATACTGCTCCACTTGTTACAACAAGATCAACTCCATCAGAATTATAGATTGGAGACCAGTGTGATGTTCTGTTTTTATCTTCAGAAACAATCCTATATCTTGTATTATATTTTAAAGTATCAAAATCAACTGGTGGCAATGCTGACTTTAAAATTCTTGTTTTTTTAATATTTGCATCAGCCATTATGTTACACCAATAGAAAATCTAAACTCAATATAATTACTTGTATTCGGTGATTTAATGATAGTTGTAGCAGTATCATTTTTAATAACTGAATAACCAGTTAATCCGTATAGTGGATTTGTTGTTGCAATATTTTCAAGTCTCATTGCGTCTAAAGCAATGTAGTAATCAGATGATGGAAGCGGTCCACCACTAATCCCAGTATCAATAACACAAGCATAAATCTTAACAACAGTAACTGCTTCCCATGTAAAGTTTTGAGTTGTGTACAGTTCTTGTAATTGCTTTTTTACTACAAAGTATCTATTTGTTGCAAAATCATATCCATCAAAACCATTTTCAATATCAACCTCAAACCTTGCATACACATTTGGTTCTGCAACATCAGTACCAGCAAAATCAACTAATATTCTAATTGTGTCTGGAACTGCTACAGAGTCTCCATCTTTATTAACTAAAGAAAAGGCAAACCTTAGTTCGTCTGTTGGAGAGTTTTTAGAAAAATCAACATTTGGTGCAGTTAAGTGTATATGGTTTGATCCTGGCTCAATAACAATATGATCAACTCCACCAGATCCACCACCATCTAAACTTAAATCTGAGTCGTCTCCTTGAATCAAGATAGTGTTATTTAAAAACCTTGCACGCTCATATCTTTCAAGTCTATTTGTTTTATAAAAAATAGAGTTGTCAGCATTTGTCTGAAATACACCGTCTGTTGCAATAACATTGTCATCTTCTGGATCATCCAAAGGAGTAGAAACTGTTGGTATTGCTGTTGCAGCAGAGTTGGTGTGGTGAATCCAAGTTTCTCCTTGTGCAAATGAAAATACTGTTTTACTATCATTGGCACCAGCAGATGGGTTTGATCCTGCAGAGTATAGTCCTACCTCTGTTATTTCATATCTTTCTTCTGTTGGTAGTTCTGCTGTTAAGACTATCTTATCTATACCGTTTTCATTTATAAAACCTCTAGAGGAAATTGGTACTCTGAACATCTCAAAATCTAAGTTTGTTTTTGTTGCAAAATCATCGGCAACATCTTCTGTCTGTAATGGCTGGGGACCGCAGCCAACTGCAAGATATGAAGCATAGGCAGGAGCCTGCCCTAGCATATATTTTCCGATTATACTCTTACCTTTATTTGTAATCATGATACAGTTTCTCCAAAGTTCGCTTCATATATTGTACCATTTATGGCGATTTGAACCTCTATCTGTTCATCATTATTCATATTAACAGTCTCAATAATTAAATCTCCAGTTGCTTCTTCAATATAAACATTTTGACCATTAACACCATTTCCCTCAAGAGGAACCTTTTCTTCAAACTTAATTGCAAAGTTAGCAAAATATGTATCTGAGGTAGACTGTAGCCTTAAAATATTGTTTGGGTTATATCTTTGCTGTACTAAACCAAGATTTTTAATTGGTGAATAGGATACTCTTTGACCATTTATAACGTCATTTCTAGAAACACTTAGTAACTCGTGCCCACCAATATCTTCAAATATTAAGTCTGTCATAATTTCTACAGACATAGACTGATCATCAAAAAGAACAGTGTCTATTGGCGCTGTCTTTGTTGGTGGTGTAGAGTATGCCGTTACTACTGTTGCATTTGACGGAGTTTGTGGAACTGGAGATACTGTCATTTTAAACCTCACTCAAATAGATTGTCATGTTTGGTCCACTTTCTGATCTTTGATATTCTATATTATAAACTACAAACCTAGAAGAATCTTTAGAAACTAAATCTAAGCCAGAAGAATCCTTGTAATTTATGGTTACGATGTCTCCAAGTTGTAAAGTTGGAATGCTAAATATATTCATTCCAACAGATTTTTTAGGCACCATTAACTTATTTATAATCCAGTTCATCATTGCGTCTGCATCATCTTGTGTTTGAATATAAGGACTATCAATACTAAACTCATTTTTTCCATATGTTAGTCTACTTAACTTTATTTCATCATATCTTGATTTTTCAACCAATGGAGAGTATGTTAGTGTGCTTCCAACTAGTTCTGGGTCAGACAGATTACTACGCTTCTTAAAGAATTCATCTACGGTTAGTTCATGCGTTGTATCTTGTGTAAATGTAATTCCCTGAATTCTTAAAAAGTTTCCAGTTGTTTCATCTAGGTTTAATGCTTTGTCTGTTGAGTTAAATATTAAAAATTCTGCACCATATGAGTCTGCATAAAATCCAGAGGTTGTGTATCCTTTTATATTATTAAAGGTTGGTGAAAGTTTTGCATAAAGTGCTGGGTATGCACGATCATACTTAATGTCAAAATATGCACATTCACGCATAATAGAACCAAACTCTTCAAAATACATGTCATACTTTGGTGGCTGTTGTGCACTAATTCCAGATAGATATGTTGACTGAACAACACCACTCATTGCATATTTTCTAAATGACTCTGTAACATCAACATCTTTGTCTCCAAAAACTTGACCCAAAGTTTCATTTACAGTAAACACTGTATTTTGGCTGTAGTTTTTAGATAGAGCATATATATTTTCAAACATACACTTTGATGAGCCACGCACAAATAAAGCCATATTGTTATATGTTGGAAGAGGATCTGTGTCATCTACAACTTTTATTAATTGATTGTTTATGTATAGATAGAATCTTCTAGTATTACCTATGTCAATATATTCTACTGATAAATCATATACTGTTGAATTTTCTTCTCCCGCAAGTCTTTGCTGCCCAGTAAACTTTCCATCATCAACAATAATCTTTGATAGACCACCCCAAAGTTTTACTGGTATCGCATCTG